TCTCTCAATACAGGTTTAAATTGATTTTCTAAATCCACAGACTGGTCTCTCAGCATCGCGGCAATAGTATTCAATTGCTCTATATATTGTTCAACTTCTGTCAAGCTTCTTGGACAGGCACTACTCACATCATTACTCGTTACGTTATTAATATTCATAAATTTATTTTGTTTCTTGTTTTTCGACATACATAAACACCTGCTTCTCTCTTGCGAAGATGTATTTAGATCCCGCGAAGGTAACAGGGATACCTGCCTTCTGCTCTAGAACAACGGTATATCCTTGTTTGGTGTATTTAACATTGTCACCAACCATTACCACTTTACATGCCTTGAAAACATTACCACCTTGTTGATCTCTAAAAGCTTCCTCGGAGAAGACTAGACCATTTTTAATAATCAAACCATCGTCGGTTCTTTCTTCATTATCCAAAACGATATCTTCCAAAAGAATAACATCGTCGGGAACACCTGTTACTACGAAACCATCCAGAGGTAATTCGTGACACAATTCTTCATCCCACAATTCTTCACCTGTAGAAGTTCCTGCGTCATTACTTTCGAGTTTTGGTTCAAATACCAATTTTTGTTCTGCCCTTTCAGTTCTAGCCATAAACATACATTACCAGCAGTTTCCAACTATTCAAGTTACGGGACAAACTTATTTAACAAAAACATCCATATACATAGGATTGTTATCTCTCATATTCCTATACTTCCCTGTTGTGGACACATATACGTCAAACACATAAGACTTTCCTTTAGAAGCCCTTTTCTTAGTTACAGCACTACCTCTATCCTGCACTTTGAATTTACCGTCACCGACGATACCTTTTAAGTCTGGGATGTAAATTTCAGTTCCAAAACCAAAATTAGGATGAGCAGCTACAGTGATACCTTCTTTAGCCCTTTTTGTTTTCGGGTCGGCAACTTGCGAACCCCATTTATCCTGATTTGGATTATAGTATGTGATACGACAATGTATCTTCTTATTATACCCTATCATTTGTTTGAGGGGCAATTCTTTTGGTGCTGCTATAGTGGTTGTTAGTAATGTGATTAATAGTAATATAGTTTTCATAAATAGATGTATGACTCGTTTTGAAGAATTGGCAAAAGCCTACTCCCTTGAATATTTTGGCAAACCTTTGATGGAAGCTGGTGTGGAGGGTATTGATGTTTTAGACGATGATCAAACCAGCGCAATACCAGAAACTGAAGAAAGTGGTTCGTCGGACATTGGTAAGTTATTACTCCTAACAAACATCCTTTTGAAAGCTGCTAAATTCAAGCCTAGTGATGAAGTGGTTGCATATTTAAATATGCCGCGTTTTAAGACACTATCCCCATTTTCAAAATTAACAGCAGTAAGAAATCTTATTTCCGATCATCCTGAAATGATTGTTCAAGAAGCCGAGGGGGACGAAGGTGCTGAATTGGAAGATGGTGAAAATGATATGGAGCCTCCTATGGAAGGTGAGGTTGAAGACTTCGGTGAAGCTGAACTAGAACTAGACGAAGCAAGCGAAGAGGAGATTCTTAATTTAACATTAAGAGTTCTTGAAATGGACCCATATAGTCTCCCGTCTACTCTTAGAACACTTCCGTCAAGAGCGACCGAGGAGAATTATGAGGAGATCATTACCGCATTAGAGTCTATCCTTGTTTAAGGGCTTTCATTAAATTTCCCTCAAGTGCTGCTTTAGACGGGAATCCTTTATCGAAAAAGGGTGCGATTCGTTCATCCACAACGGTATCATACCCTTTGATGGATGGCTGTAAAAAGAACTTTTGATCTTTGGCCACTATATACCCTACGGTTCTTTCTCCGTATTGCACGACATATTCATTGTCATTTTTAAGCGGCTTGTAACTCAAGCTCTCCTGAGCACCTCAAGCCTCCTCCAAGGCTTTTCTAGATGAGGTATAACGATCTTGGAGTTTGTCATCCAAGATAGTCTGTAGTATGGCAGAGGCTTTCTCGATGTCTTTACCTTGTGTTGCAGCTACAAACTCTTTAGTTTTTTCGTGTGGTTTATTTTTCATTTCTACTTTAATTATCGATATCGGTTCGTAAATCAAAAGTCATCCTATCGTAGGCGAAAGAAAAGTCAATGTAAATAACGTCACCTTCCGTATTATTGTCTAGCGGATAACCGCCTAGCTTAGTGGGGACCACTCCATGAAAAGTATAAAGACCGATAGGTTTCTTATATTGCCCTAACAAAAATACACTGTAAGTTGTTGAGTAATGGTCCTTTTCAAAACCACCGACCACACCCTTTTCGATATCAACTAACATCTGCATCCATTTATAAATCGACCAATAGTTAGACATATTATCATCCATTTTAAATTGTATGTCAATATCAGGAAAATCATCGTATTTCGTTCCTGCTTCGGTATGGCTACCCACACCGTAAGCAACCTTAGTTGCAGGTATGGAGATGTCGGGGATTGTTATAGATCTAACACTTAATTCTAGTTTCTCAAGAGAGATCTCTTTGTCTGTGTCTCTGTTGACTCTGTTAAACTTCCTTAAGCATGTCGGTAAATCTAAGATAGTATCAAACTTGTCGTTATACAAATTATTCAGCTCACTAGTCCCGCCAGCAGATCCAAAAATCTTTGGCGGAAGTGCCTCTGGAGGACAGGTGGTATTTTTAACAACATCAGACATCGTAATTAATATTTAGTGTAGTGTGTAAATAATTACAGTTATGCGAGACTCCGATATAATGAATGATGCCAAAGGACGATTCGATAAGTGGTCCGAAATCCATTTACAATATCATGATTTTTTGGATGAGGGATTTGAAGCTACTGATAGCGGTTATGGCAACACAAGTTATGATCCATCTATAACGGAATACTATCATACTGGCTGGTATGAGTTGAGCTTCACACTAGAAAAACCTATCCAAAAATTTACTAAAATATTATGGGAATATTTTCCTTTGGATGAGTCTTACAAAAAAGACAATACGGCGGGTTCCGTGGATTGGTCTCATGATGAAAATACTATAGTGGTGGGTATTTCCTATTTTTCATTCTCATCTTTTTATACACACAATGATGAAGAAAATGAATTTCAAATTTTCTATAATGTCGCTAAAAATGAAGACTTGGGGGTTATAGCAGATATGCCGGATCATATCGTATGGGACAAGGATTCAACCGAAGGTGATATATATTTTGTTAAAAATGACATTGTAGAGTTAAAAACATTTCTTAACGTTTTTAACTCTACTTTAGAGTTTGGTAATATAGACAGTGGTAAAATCGAGGAATGGGTTGAGGAGGAATATTCTGAAATTGTCCAATTAACTAACTCAAAAGATATCTTGGAAAACTTTGGATATTGGGAGGAAGAAAACTATTAATTACTAATATGATTGTTTTGGAATTGTTTGTTTTGTTTCTTTCTTCTCTGGGTATGATAAATATTTTGATTTATAGCCCATTGACTGAAGGTATTAGATCTTTCCTTATCAAGATATTCTCTAAATTTGGTAAGGAAAAAGTGGGACACTATTTATCACAGTGTCCCACTTGTATGGGTTTTTGGGTAGGAGTTATCATGCTCCTTGTGTGGCTGTCCGGTTTAGTGTGGTTTACACTACCATTTTCAATCAGCTTTCTAGGCTATCTTGGCGGGCTGTATCTGTTTCCGCTACCTGAAAGGCTTGCTCCGAAACAGTTTCAGAAAAACCAGCCTTGATAATATCGACAAACTCTATTTTTTCACCGCCCTCCAAGTCCATCACAGAAGCACCCACTGCGATATTCATGATATGGATTAGTAATGTAGCTCTAAGAGCTACATCTTCGATCTCCATCAAATTGGATCTAACAGAAACACCCATACCATCAAATTCGCCAGTTTCGTCGTCGGTATCCACATTGGCTGATAATAGCGTAAAATTAATCATGGTCTTCAGCTTTAGGGATTGCGACAACCACTTCTTGGATGTCCTTCTTTTCTAAACCAATCTTTTCCCAGTTGATATCACTGATATTGTTTGCGCTTTTTAACACATCCAAACCAGATTCTCCGACTTGTTTCGTGATCTGCTCTTGTATTCTTTTTACATCTTCTGTCATTATAGTATTCTACTTTGTCCTTTTTCTTTTACCACGTTAATAATTTTAGCATCGGGAATATCAAATTGTGTTTTGTGTGTAATGATATACGGGTTCTCTCCGTGCTCTTTTTGCCTTTCGACTAGGATTGCTGATATAGCATCTAAACCTGATTGGTCAACAGCATAATCAAAAGACTCGTCAATCAGTTTAATATTGAAACTAATCTGATTCTGAATTCTGAGGATATCAGAGAAAGTTAGGAATAAGGCCATATTGATTCTCCACTTCTCACCGCCCGAGAATGACTCATACTGCATCTCAAGACCTCCTAACGTCTTCATGGAGTATTCCATATGCTCATCAAACAAAACCTCGCAAGGAGCACCAAGACGCATTAGATACGCATTAAGGCTAGTATTAAACAAGGTGATCAGTTTCGAGAGGATTGAACTTCTCAAACCCTTCTCGCTGAATACGATTTTTACGTGGTGTAAAACTTCGAGTTCTGTTTCTAGTGTTTCTAATTCGGTTTTAAAGATTTTAATCTTCTTTTCGGTCTCCGAATAATCCCTCATCAAGGTTTTCAAAATAGAACTGTCTTCCGGCTTCTTGATATCTTCCAGAGCATTTTTCCTATCCTTCTTAAGGATCTCGATTTCCCTAATCTTCTTTTCGTAATCAGAAATTTCTTTCTGATTCTTGAAAGCTTTGCTTGTTAGATCCGATCTAGCGTTTTGAACTTTAAATTCTTTCTGTTCGAGTAATTTGATCTCTTCGTTGAGTTCTTTATAATTCACTCGTTGATCAACGATCAATTCCAAAAGAGTTTCATTCTCATTAACCATTCTTTTACAATCAGCATCGATAACATCTCTATCATCTTTGTCAATATCTTTACCACATTCGCCGCAAACCTTAGCTTTAGTCTTTCGTTCTACTTCTCTCTTATTAGTTTCGATAGTTGATAGGTTAATATCGGCTTCATATTTTATGGTAGAGCGTGATTCTTTCTTTACAGAAACCTTTGTTTGAATCTTAGTTAGTAACTGGGAATATTTATCAGTCTCCAACGCTAGATCTATCGCCTCGGGCTTATCACCGATAAAAGATTCCATTCTCGAAATTTCTATTTCAAGTCTTCCAAGCTGTTCTTGTTTCTTTTTGGTTGCATTTTCAAATTCAACCTTAACCGTTTTGATTTGATTCTTGATAATGGGGAGGTGTGGTTCGGAAGAGCTAATTTCGGTCTGCTTCTTACTAACCTTTTTGCTGACTGTGTTGAATTCTTCTCTTGCCAGTTTCTCGGCTTCTTTGATATATGTGAAATCAAAAATAGTTCCAATGAACTTCTCCCTTTCAGTTTTCATCATACTAAAGAAAGAACCTGAGTCTGCTTTGGTTGCCATAGACTGCATGAAGACTTCCTTTTTGATACCTTTCAGTAGAGTGTCGGCAATGTATGCTTGTGTCGCAGGTGAATTACTTTGGGTTTTATTATCACCGTCTACAGTCAAAGTAAGCTTCGATGGATTAATTGTCCTGTTAATAACGACTGGGATAATTGTGTCATCTTCCGCAATATCCAACTTCAATTCTACGATACATTTCTTCTTACCTCCACGATTGAATGGGATTGAGTCTTTGGGGAATTTCTTTCTAGAGGTCTCTCCATACAAAGCATAAACTAAACTGTCAAAGAAGATGGCAGTCTTACCAACTCCATTATTCTGGTCCTCTTGCCCTACAGTTCGGTTTTCACCTCTGATGAAATAAATACCGTCTTCGAATGTATAACTTACCTTCTCACCACAAGAAAGGAAGTATGAAAGGTCGATTGATTTAAATTTAATTCGTCTCATATGATTTAAAAAATTGGTTAAGTCTTTCGATCTTTGCCTTGGCCTTTCTTCTGAGATATCGATCTAGGGGTTCGAAAATTTCCTCCTCACCATTATCTCTATACTCTCTCATGTCAGTGTCGGAATCCCATATAGAGTATCCCATAAACATAACAAGGTCAACCATACCGCCAGTTCGGTATTCAAAACATTGATAGTCATCATCATTGAAGAAATCCATCATGTCGTAATTTAGAGTATGGACCAATTCAATTATTTTTTTAGTTTTCATATTATTTTAAATCTTTAAATTTATCAGTTATAGCCTTTGTGTCTGCCATCAATCTTAAGACACTTTCCCTATCCCAAACTTTTGAATCTTCGAAGTTTCCAATCCCATTCTTCATATCAATACACATCTGATATGTATTGAGATATCCAGCAGCATCAACAATATTGTCTCTTTTCACTGAGTGTGTTTCTCTAGCAACTTTCAAAAGGGTCATCATTAGAGCCACGTCTTCGGGGGTGAGTTTAGAATCGGTTTTGTATTTCATATCGATATACCAATTCCATCCATCTGCAATGTTCTTGAAGTTTTCAGAAGGGTGGCCGTATGCAGATTGTCTAGCTCCATTGGTAAGCTCTTCAGCTTCGTCCAAGATACTTTTATTTTCCTTTTTTGGGGTCTGTAACGAATTCAAATCTTCGTCTAGAATCTGCATTCCAAATTCTTTCGCAAGAGCGCGTTCAATTGGCGCACCTCTGGAATTTTCCCAACCTTTCATCATGACTATACAATTACACTTCATTAGTTTTGCAATATCATTTTTCATATAATCCTCCCATGAAGGATTCTCGAAATCTAAATCCAACTTGGAAGGGTTGATGATCTCGTATGTAACATTGGGATATTCACTTTTTAGAGTTTCTGTTACATCCTTTTCTAACTGCAAAAAAGCTTCTTTGTTGTGATTTGGGATACCTGTCATTGGTCCCGAGATATAGTAAACGTTATGCATCTATCGAGTTTCGTAAACTTTAGTGAAATCGGTATTGGGCATAAACCATGTATCCTTTACGTCAACCTCGCCATCTTCCTCTAGATTCCACAGAACCCAACCATCGTTATTAGGGTTGGCGTATTCCATAGGTCCATCCAAAGTGCCCAGTTCAACAGGATTAATTCCAACTTGCTCTGCTTTGATTGGGTTCTTAGTCCAAAGATTAGAGGACCATTCATCGGGCATGAGACCTTCAAAAGGATTGTGTGAAGTCCATCCTACGGGATTGTGTTCATCGCCAGCAACTAGATGTGCGACTGTGTCTTTATCGTTAATCTGAACCCAACATCCTTTAAGATGTTCTTGTTTATTTCCTTCTCCCCAAGAAGTTGATTTGTCTAAGGAAATAGGGTCTGCGCACCAAAACATCATTTTTGGTTCGTCTGTTTTTTTGTAGTAGGTTTTCATTTTTAGTTCTTCTGGTTTTCTGTAGTAGGTCTCCATAAATTTGAAGTTACCATACGAATTCCTCAAAACAACCCCTAAAATGAAAATAATCGAAAATGTGGAAAACCTCAAAATTTCCCCGCACCTAAATATAATATATGTTTTATATAAGATTAATACGGTTTTAAATGAAGTTGTTATAGTATTATGTGTTCCGCCAGAGGCGGTTATATTATTAATATTATATTAAAACCGTTTTTATTCTTTATTTAATCCAGATTCTAAGAATATTTAATATCTAGGTAAAAATTTTTCAAGCCATAAAATGAAAAAAGATGAAAAAAGATTTTTATTTGCTTTGAAAAGTTGAATTCGCTTAGGCATTATGCTATAATCCTTCATATGAGTGAGGGTCAATACGATGTTTTTGATAAAATGATTACAAAAATCAAAAGCCGCAATGCTAAAAAAATAGCACAGGATTATTTTGATGATTGGGAACGGGATGCATCGGTAGACCAGCTAACATTAATGGTTAAATTAGAGGAGGTTTCTTTGATTGCACATAAATGGTCAAAGAGAAATTTTGACCAAAAAATGTATTTGTATGAACTTGGTAGAATGAGAGAAACTGTTTTTCAAAAACTTAAAAAAATCAAACAACATTCAGGAGATATTTTAGATAAAAGTAGATTTGGAACACTGTCAGAGGATGCTCCAGCTTGGGGTTATGCGTTAAAGAAGGAACAACCTCTTATAGATATTGATAATAGCATTGCAGAGAATGTGTTGTTGTCTGAGTTTATTCAGGAATATGTAAACTTTGCAAAATTCACATTGATGAAGTCTTGTAGTAGTATTGTTGAACTTAAAAAAGTCGAAGCCCTAACATAATGCTGGAATTTCAAATAAATATTGATCTTGATGAAGAAGGCAACGGTGTTCTTGAAAGCACTCATTTCGAAATCATTAGGAATAAATTTTCATGGGCAAACCCAGAGTATAGATTTGCTCCGAAATGGAGAAAGAATCAGCTTATGAAAAAATGTTATGCAATCGACACAAACGGAAAATTCCCAATCGGATTACTGAATGAGATTTATGATTTCACAAAAGCATTCATACCACACCTAAACAAAAATCAATTTATTGTTAGCTCCAGAGCTAGGTATTTTTATGAACCCTCGTTCTTATTACCAACGAAATACGAACTCCACCAATTTGATGGTTGGGAATATCGCGATATCCAGTTGAAAGCTTTAGATCGAGTATTCGTAAGAGGTAGAGGTATCGTTAAGGTTGGAACTAGTGGAGGGAAAGGGTTAATCATGGCTTCCATTTGTAGGACTATTTTGAACTACAACCCTTGCCAGACTATTGCCATTTTGGTTCCGACACATTTGGTTGGGAAAACCTACGATGAATTTATTGACGAATTTAAATTCACCACGGAGCAAGTTTCCCAATGGACCGCTAAAGGGAAAGAAGATTTCACTACACCGATAATCATTGTTGGATCAAATCTTTCAGTTGCCCGTGCAGAGAAGTTTCACCAACACATCGGAAACCGAAATCTTTTTTTAATTGATGAATGTCACATAATAAAGGATTCCAGTAAAATAACGCAACTGGTTAAATCGGTCAAGACTAACAATATTATTGGGTTTACCGGAACTCTACCACCAGAACCACAAGACCTTTATTCTGTTTTAGGAAATATTGGTAAAGTTGTTTGCAACGTAGAGTCCTCTGAACTCAGGGATAAAGGTTTGAAGGCACGTTCCAAGGTTTACTCTACATGTTTCACAGGGTGCTCCTACAAGCCCGTAAAGGAGTATGTAGATGAAGAAGGTAGCGAGAAGATTTACACAGACACTCAAATGTTCACGAATGAGATGGAATACCTTTTGAGATCTCCAGAAAGAACAGATTATATTTGTCGCTGGGTTTTAAAAGTATGCACCGGAAATACCATGATTCCGGTTGATCGTGATTTTCATGAAGAGATTTTAAAAGAAAGGCTTGAAAATTGCGGAAGAAAGGTTATCGTCATAAATGGAGACACCCCAGAAGAAGAAAGAACCAAGGCATACTCCGATATGGAGAATGAGGAAGGGACTATTCTAATTGTCAAAACAGGAGTAATGAGAGAAGGAATTTCAATTAAGAATTTGAGCTTTATGGTTGGGTTCTTTGCGCAGAAATCATTTATCAGGATAATCCAACTACTCGGTCGAATCGAAAGATTAGGCGGAAATGAGGTTCCGATCTTTTTTGATTTCTATGACACCACATATTTCAGTAAGAAACACTACACCGAGAGGAAGTCTTTCTATAAAAAGGACAAAACACCAGTTGTCGAAAAAAGGGTGAAACTTAACTATTAATTTTATGAGTAAGAAAAACGAGAAACATTATGTAATCAAGGAAGACCTTTGGCAGGAGATTAAGGAATTTTATGATTCCGAAGGGGCTATGGGCAACACATTAGGTGTTGTGATTGACAATATTGCCAACAAAATTATGACTAGTCAAAACTTCAGCGGATATCCTTATAAGCAAGAGATGATCAGTGATGCTGTTTTGAGGATGGTTACAACGTTATCAGAACGTAAATTTAAACTATGGAGTGACGCCAAATGTAAGAAAATCCAATATAGGTCTTTCGTAGGCTACAAGGTTGACGGTGAGGTTGATCTTGAAAAGGGCGAGGTTTTACAAGTTAATTCTTTTAATATCTTCGAAAATATTGAATCCCATGAACCTAAAAATAAGGTTGCGAAAAAAATTAAAGATGTATCAATATTTGATATTGACGCCGAACATTTTTTCCATGAAGATATTAAAGGAGTTGTCAAGAAAACCCCTTGTTGGAAAAAGAATAGAGTCGCAAAGGGGGTTAGTATTGTTAAAACTGGCGATCCTAATGATTTTTTGGAAATCCACACATATATCGAATCTGACAAGAAAGTTAATGGCCGAAACCTTTACGTTGTCGGTGACATGTATGATAAAGGAGGTAAGGTAGTTAGGCAGAAAAGTAATGCCTTTGGTTATCTATCTCAAATTGCGAAACACGAAGCAGTCACTAGAATTAAAAAAGAAAAGAAAAACACCGACGCAATTCGAACACACCAAGAAGATGAAATGGTTTCGTTTCAGTCTGAGAATTGCGAGATGACTCCGCAAAGAATTTTTGACGACAGTTACGAAAGTTACGATAGCAACAATGAGTAATATTAATATGTTTTATTTAATTGAAGACCACGAATATTGTAGCGATGTCGATGAGATCTACTGGCACCACAAAACAGTCCTATTCGAAAACGCTAATAAAAAAGTAGTTGAATTCGAACTTGGGAAATGTCATGATCACTCATATGAGGTTTCGGGTTATCACATGGATTATTTGAAACATTTTATAGTGGATGAAGAAACACTAGAAACACTAGAACTACGGGGTTTATAATGACACAATTAGAAGGAACCTACGCAGAGGATGACGAGGAATTTGAATATGTATGTCGGGTATTTTGGTGGGGAAAGGGTTCCGATATAGAATGGGTTAATGGATCGGGGGAGGCTGTAGATGTAAGCCACGGCGATGTTTTGAGAATGTTTGGTAATGGCACATGGTGCGCACTGTATAGAAAAAAATAGTATGAAAATTAAAGGTAAACAAATAGGTATTATAGGAGATCTACACTTAGGTTCTAAGAACGGAACCCATGCAGATAAATGGGAGAAGGTTTATGACGATGTCCTAGAATGGATTGAAGAATCATTCTTAAACAGGGTTGAAACTATCATGTTCCTCGGAGATATCTTCGATGGGAGATTTAGCAAGACTAGTGAGAAAGCTATGTCTTTCAGGACACTTAACTATGCCGATAAATTCTTTGAGCGTTTGGCTCAGAACTTTGAAGTTATTGCCTTCAGTGGTAACCATGATGTTTACTATAAAGATAGTTGTGAGGTTAGTGCTTTGACTCTGTTAGAAAACAAACCAAACATAAGAGTTGTATCTAAGCCAACGCCTTTTGAGGTTGATGATAGGGTTTATAAAATACTACCTTGGGCTTGCTGCCCATTTACCGGACATCAGAAGGGTGAGGTTTATGATGCAATCTTCGCTCACTTGGATATCCAAACATTTAAGATGAACGCTCACAAGGTCTCTGAGCACGGGTATACACCAAAAGCCTTATTCGAGATCTGCGATGTTGTTTATACCGGACATTATCACGGAAGACAACAGAGGGAATACCAGAAGGGTAAGAAGGGGATCTACTACGTAGGGACACCCCTACAGTTGGATTGGAATGAAGCAGGTAAGGACAGTTTCATTTACATTCTGGATCTATCTAAAAATAAAATGGTAGAAGAGTTTGAAAATGACTTTTCACCGAAACATATTAAAATGGATGCTAGTTCCATTATCAAAAATAAAGGAAAAGATATTGGTCATAATATTGTAGAGGTTTTGTGGGATATATCACCAGAGGAAAATCTAACAAAGATGGAAGGAGTTCTAGAAGGAATTCAAACCTTCTCACATAAAATGAACTTCGAAAAAACCATCACCGTTGATGTCAATGAATTGAAACTTATAACCGAAGCTATTGAACCGACAGAACAAGCGGAGGAATATATCAATCAAATGGATTGGCCTAATACAGATAAAGTAGTTGAAAAATCAGTATCCTTCATTAACATCGTAAAAGTATGAGGAGTATCATTAGAGAGAAAAAAGACAGGGTTAATATAGGAGATCTTGAGTCTATGGGTATGGACAATCGCGGCGGGTTCCACCCTTCGGTATTTTTTGCTAAAAGGACAGGACATTCTGGGTTGGTTTATAATTACGTAGAACCTGCTTTATTTAAGACGTTATGGACTAAACCAACAACAAACGGAATCATTTACCGAAATGACCTGATTGATATGTTGAACGAACACCCCGACTATATGGTTGTATCGCTACATCAAAATACCGTAGATATGAGATCCCTACTAGATGACGAAGAGTTAGGGTATTATGGATCAATTAGAGAATATAATCAGATTTGGTTTTATGACACCCTAAACCGGATGGTTTTAGGTCTTGTATATAACGATAAGGGTTGTTCCCATACTACATTTTTTTGTTTAAAATCTGAAACTCATGTGGATTATATAAAAACGGTTGAAGACTACAAGTTGAGCGAAGAGGAATTTGTAAAGGACCAAATCCCTAAAGTATTTATATTAGAGAGTAATCAGTTAGAAGGTCTTTTCAAAACCCCTTTCGGGTTATCCGAGATAGATGTAGACCTTGATATGAACTATAATGAGGATATCCTCGATATGGACAACAATATGGAAAGGTTCATCAATAATAAAGAAACCGGAAATGGCCTGTGTTTGTTACACGGCGACCCGTCAGGGGGTAAGACGAGTTACATTAAGCATTTGATACAGACATACCCAGCAACACCCTTTGTGTTTATAGCACCGTCTATGGTGACCGCATTCGCATCTCCTGAATTTACCTCGTTTTTGAGATCTAATAAGGGTGCTATTATGATTATTGAAGATGCTGAATCTATTCTTAGAAAGAGGGAGGACGGTGAGCGTAATGATTGTGTTGCCAACTTACTACAAATGACTGATGGTTTACTTTCGGATGCATATAATTTAAAGATCATAGCTACATTCAATACCGGATTGAAGCATATTGACGAGGCTCTTACAAGAAAGGGCAGGTTGCATGTAGAGTATAAATTCGGAAAGTTGTCACTGTCCAAGTCTAAACTGAAAGCAAAGGAACTAGGTATAGACGAGGATCTAATCACAGATCCAATGATGTTAGGGGAAATTTATAACTTTCTTAAAGAAAATGGTGTGAAAAAGGTGGAAAAAAGAAAAATTGGGTTTAATTAAAGTTTATGGCTAATAAGAAGACAGCAAAAACTAAGACAGCAACTGTAAAGAAAGAGGTTGCAACTACAGATATCGCAAATGTGTTTAAGGATGAAATTCCCCAAGCCAAAAAAAATTGGGCACCCAGTCAGGGTGTCGGCGAAGGGGGGGTGGTCGAAAGCTTTTCTGATGTTGAAGTTTCAGAGAATCAGTTTTCACCCGAAACTGATTTAAAAGGAGGAGTCCGACCCAACGTGGAATTGCAGTTGGCGGCTATGCAAAATTCTATTGCGGAATTAGCTAAAATTCAAAGAGAATCCTTACAACTACAGGCTTCCGAACCTGCTGGAACTCCCCGTGGTCATGATATTGAACAAAATAATAGAAAAACTGCATTGACATCGGCTCAGAAGACTTCAACTTCAGTGAAATTGTCAGAACCACAACGCAGTCCAGCATATGTCGGAGGAAATCCAGAAGGACTTGAAGAGCGAGTTCGTAGATTTATTGCGGAGTTGGCGTCATACGAAACGAAAGCTCGCTCACTCAGTAAAGAAATGGTTCGGGATATTGATATGAAGCGACAGGATTCGGCAAATGCCGATAACTTCAAATGGTTTCAAGATCGGTTGAACGACATTATTAAAGGATAAAATTATGAACGAAGAAACTAGAGAAACATACGAAGAGGAACTATTAAGGCTTCAAGTTGAAAATCAAAGGATACAAAACGCAATTTTATTGTCAAATCACACATCAGTGTCCTTACTATATCTCTTGAAGAGAGATATAGGTTGGACTGATGATGAATTGAAAGAAAACGAAGCATGGTTAATGAGGGAGTTTAAAGTTTCATTTGCTAACAATCAGACTTTAGCGTGTGGTTAGGGTATGAAAATTATTGAAGGTAATTTATTAGACTTCCCCGAAGATATAGACTTCGCTTATCACAACGCGAATTGTAGAGCTTGTATGGGATCTGGAATAGCTCTGGAGGTCAGAAAAAGATTTCCAGAGGTATTCCAATCTGATAAAGATTATTCGATTCAAGTAGGTCCGAGGAGACTAGGGAATTATTCTTTTTCCAAATTGAAGAAAGCCCCCGATAAAAGAGTCTACAATTTGTATGGACAAGATTTGGGTGGCGAAGTTCCATTTAGGATTAAGTCTTATATGTCTGCTCTCCTCAAATCACTTAAACATATCAGGAATGAATGTAGCGTCAATAAAACCAAACTACCTATTCTAGGATTCCCTTGGTTAGTTGGTGCGGGATTAGGTGGCGGATATTTTCCATACATTAAAGATGTTACCGAATGGATGTTGGATCAAAATGGATTTGAAGGGGTGTGGGTAAAATTTAATGAATGATAAAGATTTCCATTTGTTAGGCGAAGAAAGCGAAATCCAACACACACTCTGCATTGACATGGGTTTAGAGGAGCTTTATGGTTTGGATGTAGTCATAGACCGAGAAATCGTAGACCAGCACCTAAGGACGTTTATATGTCCATTAAAGGGTGTTACATGGGTCTATTATGATGAACATCCCTTGGTCGTTACGTGGACAGAAGAATTCGAAGGGACTACAACAACCTTCACTAGATTATTATTTGAGAGTTTATAGCTTGACCCGAAGAAAAAATAGCCCACCATCACCGTATGGACCTAGCCGATAAACCCTACGAGATTGGAGATGTAATCCAATCTATAGAAACCCACACATCACCCTCTATCGAGGAATGTATTGAAACCCCTGCCGATCATTGGTGGGTTCGTTTTGTCAAAATAGTTGTAGCAGAAACCGAAGACGACGTAGATATTGTTTACGGAAAATACACCTTGAATAACGAAAGTTGTATTTGTAGTTGTAGAGATTGGGCGGGTATTTGGGATTTTGGAAATTATAGCTATAAACACCACTATAATTGTGAGCACTATGATGACACTATTATCGAAGTGGTCAGGGTCTCTTTAGATGGGAATTGTTATTACGAAAAGAGTATGTCGGAAGCATTAGAACATAAGAATGAAAACGACTCGGTTAAGTTTGAGTATATGTTTATGGAGAAATCCAACTACGAAGAGCTACCTGAATTTGAAGGATTTTAATTATGAAAGAAATGAAAGAAGAATATAGTGTATCATATGATAGTTTTACAGATCGTTTTCATATTTATAAAACCGATGAACCAAACCCTTTAAAGCGCGGTATATCCGATGAAGATTTGACCGAAGAAAATAAACCCTTTTTTCAAAAACTAATCAATCAATACGCTGAAGAGAATAAGGATATTATCTATCAAAAGAAAGAATATAATAAAGTAAGCTCTTTGTTCGAAAACAATCGAAAAAAAGCTACAGTAGAGGGTGTTAAGATTATTTTACCTGATGATTTTAACCCTGATTTTGATGATTGGGAAAAATTTATCAAACATAAAACCAATACCGATTCTGTGTTTATTTATGATGATATTAGATTTCTCAGCGGAACTGCTGGATTTATGATTAAGGACAAACAAGGGAAAGTAAAAAAACAGTTAGTTATTTGGAGAAGTTAAATTTATAGTTGTGAGATCAACTTTAAAAAACTCAATTATATTAGTTGCCTTGGAAGCACTGAAAACATCACCTACGACAAAGAAAAAAATATGTATAGACACGTTTATTACGACAAGAAAAGTTCCCAGATCCATGAAAACACATGGGATACCGAGGGAGAGAGAATTACAAAGGTTACCGATTTTAAACCTTTCCTGTTCACAGAGACAGACAAGAAAACCAAATACAAATCCATTTTTGGAACGTATCTAGAACCGCATCTATTTGATAATGATAGTAAGCGTTACTGGTTTGTTGAGAATAAGGATGAGAAGATTTTCTACAATCTTCCACCAGAGCAGCAATACCTAATTGCAAACTATCGAAAGGTTCCGCAGGAGGAATTTTCGGTAAATCCAATCAGAACTTTCTTTCTGGATATTGAAGCACCAGCCAAATCTGAATTTCCTGCACCGAAAGATGCCAAGTATGAAATCGATCTTATGTCCATCTATGATTCCCTGACAGGGAAGTATTATATGTGGGGTAAGAAAGCTTGGGATAGAAGTGGAGTTGAAGAGACCCTAGATAAACTCAACAAGGAAAAGGGTGAGGAAGGAAAACTACTCCCTATTTCTATTGATGATATTGTGTATTATGAGATAGAAGATGAGAAGGAACGACTTACCCATATGCTCAATTTTTGGGTTAAGAATTATCCCGATATTTACACAGGCTGGAACTGTAATGGTTTCGATACAGTCTATATCATTAATAGATTGAAGCTTGTATTGGGTGGAAAACACTACCAGAAGCTTTCACCTTACGGTAAGGTTACAGCCAAAGAAGGTTTCGATAAATTCGGAAACCCCGAAATTCGTTATAATATCCACGGCATTAACGTTATGGATTATATGGATGTGTTTTCTACTTTCACCTTTAAGGCTGAGAGAGAAAGTTGGTCTCTGGATGCAGTTGCTAGCGATATCCTAGAATGCGGTAAGGTCGATGCTGGGATGTCTCTCTACGATCTATCCATAAAAGATTGGCCCAAATACAGCCTCTATAACTTGGTTGACGTAGCTCTTCTAGTTTCTATGGATGCCGAGTTGGAATTCCTTGAAACGTCTCGCCAGACGGCATATGAGGGGTTCTCCAACTATGTCGAGAGCTTGGGTAAGATCAAGGTTATTAATGGATCTATTGCGGCAAGTGCTGTTAACAAAGGTGTGTTTGTTCCTTCGGCTAAAAGATCGCAACCAGTATCCTTTGAGGGTGGGTTTGTTAAAGAACCAACTGTGGGGCTGACAACAAATCTATTTTCTTACGATATCACATCACTATATCCAACGAATATGATTTCATTGAACACTTCATTGGAAACCAAAGTTGGATCTGTCCAAGGTCAAGACGGCGAGTTTATCATTTACACCGACTACGGAACTTCCTGTAAAGTCAGGGAAGATCGATTCCTAGATGAGATGAGAGAAAAGGGCTATTGTGTTTCAAAAGCTGATGTTATTTTTGACTTGAACAAATCAGGTATTGTTATCGAATTTATTCAAAAGCAGTTTGATAACAAAAGCCTGTATACGAAAAAAGCCGACCAATGTCTCTCAAAAGATGATTTTGAGGGTGCTAAATACTGGCAGAGAAAAGCGAAGATCACCAAGATTTTTCTTAATAGTTGTTATGGGATGATTTCAGCAGCAGCTTCACCTCTTTATGATTTGGATATTGCCCGTTCAATTACTTTAACTGGACAAGGTGTTACTAAGAATGCGATTGATGAGATACAAAAGTTGTTTAAAAAAAGTTATGGTTGTGAAGAAGATCCGGTTGTGGGCGGGGACACGGATAGTGTTATGGTTACGTTCGATTCCGTAGTTAAACACTACGGTAAAGAATTCTTTGAAAATGAAGCACTAACCCCTTTCGGTAAAATCTATTCTGATAAGATTGGTGATTTTCTTAATAAGATCACTAATGATTGGGCTAGAGATACGATGGCTTGCACCAAACCTACGTATAACTTTGGTAGGGAAAAAGCAGCACCAACCGCTTTGTTCTTTGCTAAAAAGCAATATGCATACTACGTCCTAGATAACGAAGGCTTTCCTCTCCCCGAAAAGAAGAGGATGAAATACACTGGGTTGAAGGTTATCAAATCCGAATATTCGCCTATGGTGAAGGGTTTGTTCAACGAGCTGTATTTTGAAACTCTCGCCAAATATCTGGAGATGGGTCATAAGTTTAATAGGATTCATTTATGTAAAATTTTAGCGAAACATAAGGAGCAGTTTTTCAAGGCAAGTTTTTCAGACGTGTCTAAAAGACAGAGAGCAAACAACCTGTCCCTATACGAGAATGGTGGTTCTAGAGTTAATAAAGAAGGATCGACTGTTATTACCGAAGGTTTTAGAGAACGTTATGTCGCAGGGAGTCGTTGTCCTGCCCAAGTCAAGTCTTGTGTATTTCATAATAGGATCGTCGAAGACTTGGGACTAAAAGGGAAGTATCAATTACATCAAGGAGGTGTTAAAGCTCTGTGGTGTTATATTAAACCTAATGAATATGGTATCGAGTCTATCGCGGGCAGTAATCAGAAACTACCTGAAGAGTTTGGTTTGGAGATAGATTACGAAAAGCAATGGGAAAAAATGTATCTAACCGTGGCCAAACAATTGTTCGATACGGTTGGTTGGATCTTCCCCAATCTGAAGCATGATGAAGAAGTCGATTTCGAAGAGCTTTTTGGATAATTAATATTATGGCTAACAAATTAAGACTTGAGCAAGAAGATGGCAGTGTTTATAGACTGACTAAAGTTGATGGAACTATTTTCCAAATTGAGGTAGAAAAACCTGACGGAGAAAAGTTTATCCAAAAATATGATGTAACAAAAGAAAAGGGTTCGCAGCTAATCAAACCTAAAAAGAAAAAGGTTGTTAAAGAACTTGAACCTGCTATTGAAGAGGTTGTTAAAGAACCTACCAAAACTAAAAAGAAAAAGGTTGTTAAAGAAGAACCAAAAGCCACCGAAGAGTAAAACATTTTTTAAGCTTTCAAAATACCATAGGTTATTTCACCATAACTTATGGTATTTTTTTTATTTACTCACTTGAAAAAGTTTTAACAGTCTGTTATGATGAAACCGTAATGGAAATTAACGTATTTGAAAAAGAAGGTGCTATCATCGTAGCACAAGTGATGTATAGTAATGAAGATGGCTGGGGTGTTAAGAATCCCAAATTGGTCCAAGCCTATCCCCATAGGAACGAACAAACCCAAAAAGCCGAACTCAATATTCAGTTGCTACCGCTTGTGTATGAAGCTCTACTCGAAGACCCAGCCCGAGGTTTCAGAGTGGCCTACAAAGTAGGCACATATCAAGATGTGACCAGTCAGTTTAGCAACAGCATCCCCGATCTATATTCTACATTAGAGGAATCTAAAGAGAAGAAGAATGAAGCTGATACCGAATCCCAAATTGTAACTAGCTAAAGTAATGAACGAACTACTAAAAAAGCTCAAAAAGAGCAACACAATTGAAGGTGCGGATACAATCAAAAACTCTAAGTTTTTTGTTGAGGAGTTCTATACGACAGGGGTTCCAGCTTTGGATATTGCTCTATCGGCTAGAGTAAAAGGTGGTGGATTCTCAAGAGGATCTTTGGTTATTGCGGGTAACTCCAAGACATTCAAAACATTGTTTATGCTAATCTTGGCCAAAGAATATATGGATTCTTGTCCCGAATCCATCTTCATCTTTTTTGATGCAGAGTATGGTTGTAGTAGCGATACAATGGAGTCTGTGGGGATTGATACTTCGAGAGTATATCACAAGCCTATTATGTCCATCGAAGACCTTAAATTGGATATAGCAAAAACCCTTAAAGATCTTACCGAAGAAGATAAAGTATTCATCGGAATTGATTCTTTAGGTCAGATTGCATCCAAAAAAGAAATGACTGATGCGGAAGACGGAAATGTTAAAGTGGATATGACCAGAGCAAAAGAGATTGGCTCTTTCTGGAGAATTATTAACCCGCACCTAAACGTTAAGAAAATCCCTCTAGTTGCTATCGCCAAAACTTATGAGACTCAGGAGTTGTATTCTAAGACCGTTATCGCAGGAGGTAAAGGTATGGAGCTTACACCGAACAACATTTGGGTAATCGGAAAGCAACAAGAAAAAGACGGAAAAGAATTCGTCGGGAGTAACTTCATAGTTAACGTTCACAAAAGTCGCCTAACTAAAGAGAAATCAAAGTTTCCAATCAAAGTTACCTTTGAAGGTGGTCTGGATAAATATTCTTCGCTATTAGACATTGCAAGGGCAACTGGTCATGTTACTGTCCCGACACAGGGTTGGTATTCCAAAGATGGCGGTGAGACTAAACTAAGGAATAAGGATACCAATACTGCTGAATTCTGGGGTTCTATCATCGACGATGTAACATTCCAAAAAGCAGTCAAAGATCGTTATTCTTTGGGCAGTCTTAAAGGAGAACCTGTAGAGATTGAAGTAGAACAAGATGTGTAGTAAAGATGACAAATCTCTGGGGATTGATGTAGAAAATATTCAATCCCCAGAATCAAAACGTATGGAAGAACTTTCAGAGAAGCAAGAAGCTTTCCGAATAAAGTTTGAAAAGGCTAGGACCGATGGCGTGTTCCTTGATAGGGAATGTGATGAAGCAAAACCCAATACTGTCATAGATAGATTTGAAGAAGAGTGTCGTAAAAAGATAGAAATACTAGAAGAATATGAAAGACAGAAAAGAGAAAGAAATTAACAAAATGTTTGAACAGGTGTGTTTGGAATCGGGGGTGGTTGAGAAAGCACTGAAACCTGCTATTAAAATTACAGGAGGTCTGTTTCCGGTTCCGTTATCGGAGATATTAGGCATGGAGAGTTTTGAGTTTAAAATATCGGAAAGTGATTACGAAGCTGATGTAAAACTAAAAGATATCATCAAAGATAATATGGTAAAAATGGAATTAACAGGGGGCGATTTTTTACCATACAACATATGCATACAGCCTGACACAATGATTGAAATGGGAGACCCAAATTCCGAGGAAACTGATGAATTAGGATTTTTCACGCACACACTTTCTACCAACATGAACGTTGTTATTCGTGGTTGTAAATTAGCTAAGGGCTGGCGTGTTGACAATACGGAAGATGATTACACTATGCTACTTGTCAACACAGGCGAAAAACGAAGCGTTGAAAACTACTATAATGAGTATAACTGCCAAAAAAAGAACCACATAGAATCTATAGAAAATGTAAGATTTTTGGGTAAAGTTAAAAACTGGTTTGTTAAAACCTTTAGGAAAAATGTATGGACAAAAAAATTACATTTTCCCAAACCATATACACCACATATGGTAATATTGGATAGCATCAAAATGGATATTCATGAAGTGGAGGCAACCCTAGGCACTTTGGTTCTGAGGAAAAATACGAATGAAAACTCGGTTCATATTAATATGATTATGAATAATCCCGAAAAAAATAAAGCTATAGAAACCGATGTCTTAGATGGTGTTTTTAATGAAGTCAACAAAGAGACGGATAGGCGTATTGCAGATGCGACCCAATTAATTGTTAATGCAAGAAAACGTCGGAATATTATCCATAATAGCTCCGAACATTTATATCAAAACTTAGTTGTATCGTAAAAACAGAGGGGTATAATCATATTAATGGAAGAGCTTAATTTAGGATACATAGAAAAGGCATTAGCATATTCGTCGATTTTCGGTAAGGACCGTGAGATTTTCTGTCCTGCTATTATCGAATTCGTCTCCAAAAAAACAATCATTGATGAGAATAACTTTCTTGCACTAAACATAGCAAAGGAGTTTTTTCTAAAACATAACCAAGTTCCAAGTCCTGCGGAGATTAAACAATATCTCAAAACGGAGGAGCAAAGGGATAGTTTCAGAGTTTTCTTGAAAGGGTATAAATCTTTTCAGAAGTCAAAATTTGATACAAAGATTTTATTAAATTCTGCTGAAGAGTTTTTCAGGCAGAGAATTATTCAAGGATTAATTGATGATGGATTCGCTAAAGGTATGGCGGGTGAACCTCTTGATATTGGAGAGGTTTACGGAGAGATGGAAAAGGCCATGTCAATCTATATGGTTGACGATCTTGGTCTACGATTGTTTGAGAAGACTGGTCGAGAAGACTACATTAGAGAGCTTAACGACGAAACTAACCGCCTTCCAACAGGCTTTGCTTGGTTGGATCAGCAAATTGGAGGTGGGCTACTGGCAAAGGGTTCTGCGATGTATAACATTTGTGCTGCATCTAATATCGGTAAGTCCAACTTCATCAAGTCTCTTGCTTGCAACCTTTCAAAACAAGGTAAGAACTGCTTGGTTGTATCATTGGAGATGCCTCGTTATATTTACGCCGATAGATTCGTAGCCGAATTGGCAGATGTGGCAATCTTTAATCTTAAAAGTGAATCTGAAAAGATTGGGCAGTTTCTAACTTCTGCTACCGATAAGGGTTACGGGGATATTCTGATCAAAGACTTTGCAACTGGATCGCTAACACCCCAAGGATTGTCGGCATTCATCAAACGGGCCGAAAATCATTTAGGGATTAAGTTTGACTGTGTTTTTGTTGATTACCCTGAACTACTCAAACCAAGTAAGACATATACACAACACCATTTGTTGGTATCAAGCCTGTATGTTGAGACCCGAGCACTATCATTCAACCACGGAATTCCCTTCGTTGTCGTATCACAGCTTAACAGAGCCGGATACGACACCGAAAAACCTAGCATGTCTAATCTAGGTAGCTCAATTGGTATCGCCACTTGTTCCGATTTCTGTGGTTTCCTCTACGCAACTGATGACATGAAGGAGATTAACCAGTTTGGTTTCATTGTAGGTAAGAGCAGATTCGGTCCTGTAAATAAAGTTCACAGATTTAACACTGACCCCTTGACTTTAAAAATTTCCGAGTCTAGAATGCAGGAAGGAGATAGCATGTCTATCGAGCCTTTAGAGGATGAAACCGAAGAGGCGGAAGATTTCTTCGAGGATCTAATGAAAGACTAATATGACTAATATGACTAATATGACTAATATGACAAAATTTTTTAACCAAGGAAAAATTAGAGGCGGTAAGATGGACCACTATTATACCGATAACTTTAAGTTTGGTAAATTACCTGTAGACCTCGCAGGGCAATCACAAGAGGTTTTTCACAATCTAGTTGATGCAGAAATTGTCAAGAAAATGGTAGATGTAGTGGAAAGAGATAGAATCGACGCAACAATTTTATCACTACATAATGCAGAATTATTAAACGAAAAAGATATGAACCAATACGAAAAACAGACAAAAACGATAGAACTCAATAAAGAGGATTTTGATAAAAAGATTGAACTGTATACGGCTCTTCTTGAGGAAGAACTAGATGACCAGACCAAGTTTTTCACAGAGACTCTGGAAGATAAACCAGACTCAACAAATTTTACTTTAGGTAAAAAGTTCCAGTATTTGGACAACGAGTTTATTATAATTTCTGTGACGCACACAAGCGAATACATCTACCCTAGCGAAGAATTTAAAACTAAGGTTGTTTCTGAGATTGGTTTAGATCAATATAATCTTCTACAAATAGGCCGAAACTACAGATACGAGTATGCCGTTATTGCTGAATATTTTTTCGGCGGATTCCGAACAAAGACATTTAGTTTTGATCTGTTAGATGCCTTGGGTATTTACTAGTTGAAAAAATAAGTTATTCTAATAAATATCTGAATGAACTTATTCGATCAACACGATTCCCTTAGAAACTCACATGAAAAAATTTCTGATAGGGAGAACAACAAGAACTTCATTCACATGGTCACCCTTACGTCTCTTTTGAATAAAGTTTTCTATTCTCCCGTTTCGTTCTTGATTGAATATATTGAAAATGCTAATCTTCAATTGTTGATTGAACAACACACGGGGTATAATAGATATAATTTTATCATTCAATTCATTAGGAATTTTCCAAATGTGTCTAAATCTAGAAGACTAAAGAAAGTAGTAGACAACAACAAATAATATGAAAAAACAAACCCCCTTATTGACAATCGATGCGGTAGAAATACCCGAGGCACATGGCCAATTTGCAAAGGCGATTGCAGCATTAGCAGACAACTATGGTATGGATAGTTTTACTATGACATACAGACCTAATTTTGAAAATAGGCTAGGGTATGATGTTAGTGGTGATTTAAAGATTTATTATTCATCGGTTGACGGTAGAGGTAGACCCGAAAGAACTCTAAAAATAGAATGCGACACCAAAACAACATCATCGATTATCTCAGAAAGAGGTGTTTATAGCCAATAAACAAAACATGGATAACGTTTCAACGGAAGTAAAAGAGTTGTATAACTTACATCTCCATACATCACGGACATTCAGAAGAAAGCCATTCAGGGCTAGGAAGAAGTTTGAGGACTTTGAAGAAGATCCAAGATATCCACACTACCTTTTTCTAACGAAGTGGTTCAGGAAGCATTCTGACATCAACAGGCAGATGTTCTTCGAGGCTACTCTGTATTTCCACAAGGAAGAAGAGTTTATCCATATCAAAGAGTATGCAACCAAGTCACAGGCACTAACAAACTACGTACAGTATTGTAAAATTATAGATGGTTTAGATCTTGACAATCCTAAGTCTTTAAGGTTCTGTATGGAGTCGTATAAGTTTATCAGGAAATTCTGCAAAGAGAAGGGGGTTAAACTATCGGAGTATTTAGAGTATCGCGAAGCGGGTTGCCAACCTCATTTCTGGATTCATATAAAAGGACATAATATTTGTAGATATTCGTTGTTTCCATTTCCAGACTATGATACAAAATTGAAGAGGTTATACCGAGAGCAAGAGTTGTGGGGAATGTATTTAGGTAGTGGAGATTTCTCACCCTTCTTTTTCAAACAAAGATATGATGCGTCAAAAAAGTATAAGAAACTATCAAAAGAAATCAAATTAAAAGTTGAAAACACACCACCCACAAGCTAGTATAAAGATATGAACGAAGACACATACATCGAATCAGAATGGTTCCCAAACTCCACTGAAAATAGTGATGAAATTTCAGCTTATAAGACCTTTAATTTAATAATTAAAGGTCAGCAATTTGAACTAACTGAAGACGAGGTCGAAACCTTGATTCAAGAACTTCAAAATGCGGTATCGAGAAATAAACCCGAAGAAGAAAAGCCCGAAATTGACATCGAAACTTTATTCGAGCCGTTTATTAAAACGGCCAAAGAAGCTAGACATAACCAAGATAAAGCGAAAGATATCTGGCAGGACTTCCCTACCAATATTCCTGAATTTTGGTGTGGGGTAGGGACTAAAACAAAACAAAACAAAACAAAACAAAACTAAATTAATATGAAAAAAGACGAACTAGACGCATTATTTGCGGAAGCAGAAGCAAAAACCGACAAGATTGATGATCAATCGAAAAGTAAAAAATCTCGCGATGTGAGATTACTTGACTGTAATAAACCCAAAACGGTTCTATTCAGAATGTTTATGGATACCAAAGGTAAGGTTCTGAACCTTCCCTACAATTTCAACTCTTTCAAGTCACCTATTGATGGTAAGAATGTTCCTCTCGGAATTTCTAGAACTCTCTGGGATGGTGAGCCGGATTATATCAAAAAGTTTCAGACTGAACTATGGGGCAACGGGCAGAACGACCTAGCGAAACTCCTTTACCCAAAAGAGAGAAGTAGAGTTAATATTTTCTGTCTTAGTGATTCCTCAGACGAGGCAGCAGAAAAGACTTTCAAGGTTTGGGAATACAGCAATAAACCGGTAGATGCCGAAAGACCAAGAACGGGTTCTCCCTTTAATAAGTTCCTTAAAGAAATCTTTGACGATCCCGAAAACGAGGTCACCAAACGTCAACTATTTTCACTAGATTTTTCTGGAGTTACTATTAAAATGGTTATCACCAAAGGGGACGATCCTTGGCCCGAGTTCAAATTCTCTATATATACAGGAAAGAAGGACGACTTCTTTAAGAAGATTACACCAGAAAAGGCAGGTATTCTTCAAAAAGAGAAGGGTTCCGATCTTCTGTCTATGTTGGAACAGCCCAAGATTGATGCAGAGCTGGATAAGATTCTTAAGACAAGGCTTCTCGGTGTTTCGGTAGGTGCCCAAACTTCAGCCAGAACAGAAGCTCCTGTAGGTTTCGATGATGACGAGGATGATGATGACATCCCGATGTCCCACGGCTCGTCGGAAGACACAGTGAGCGAATCGTCCGAAACTTCTTCGAAGGGTAATGAATCTGATGATGCAGAATTCGATAATCTGATGAAAGAATTCGATATGGAGGATGAATAATTAGGGCTATGTCACAAACACCTGAAGAATTAGAAATTTTGGCGGGGATGGTCGATCATATTAATATATTCGACAATCAATTAAATCGTCAAATGGAAAAAGCGCCAACCGTTGACAGTCGAGTTGAATCAAATCGAATTGATAAGAGACAAGCTCTAACCCAGCTTGCTCGACATGGTAGACCTGATGCCCACAGTGAAGGAAGTGGTGATAAGGTTCCGCTATATCAACCAAATGCCAATGATGGTTTTGGTGATATGGCAGAATTTCCTGCAACTACACACCAAGCCCAACAAATACGGAAACAACACCCTTCACAGCAACAGTTTGTTGAATCTACATCTCTATTACCTCCGAGTATTTTAACTAGTATTTTGAGGAAATTGATTTCGATTGAAACTTCTGTTAACAAATTAGTTGAAAAACAAAAAACTACTGATAACATTTAATACATGAGTAAAAAGATTATGGTCAATCGAAAAGAATTCGAAAAGAATTTTTTAGAAGCCATAAAGTCTTTTGTTCCCAAGTGCGAGTTCTTCCCCATCTATATGATTAGGGGAAAACTCGTTACTTTTTGTGCCAATAGGCAAGAAAACGGGACACTGGCTTTATATTTAGAACACACACCACTTCACCACAATTTGGATGAGGGTGACGTAATTTACATCAAAGACCCTCAGAAGCTACTCAGTGCGGTTAAAATGCTAAGTGACGAACGTATCCTGCTTAAGATTATAGATCACCAGATT